ACAAGTTCAGTTAAGGCTTTTACGGATTCAGAAAAGAGCGCACAGGCATTAAATACTACTCTTAGAAATACTGGATCTTTAATGGCATTTCCAGATGCTATTGCTGGTATTAAAAGATTATCTTCGGCTACAGGTGTTGCAGATGATGTTTTAACCTCAGCATTTACTCAATTATATTCTTCAACTGGTGATGCTACTAAAGCCCAAAAAGAACTTGCTTTAGCAGTAGATGTTGCAAGAGGAACTGGCAATGATTTATCAGAAGTAGTTAGTGCTTTAACTGCCGGTTATAGAGGCAATACTAAAGGACTAGCCAATCTAAATGCTGGTCTTGACGCAGCCACACTTGCCACAAAAGACATGGATGCAATCACCAAGCAATTAGCAACCCTTCAAGCTGGACAAGCTGCTGCCTATGCTGAAACTTATGCTGGCAAATTAGATATAATCAAAGTCGCAGCTGATAACGCTAAACAATCTATTGGTGAAGGTTTAGTTAATGCTATACAAGTTTTAAGTGGTGATACAAGCATTACTGAATTATCTACTTCTGTGCAAAACTTAGGAATCTATTTACAAGCAGTAATCATAAGATTTGCTGAACTAGCAAAAATGGTCATTGATTCACCTGTTGGCAAATTCTTTGCTTTGTCTATTGATGGCTGGAATAAGATTCTTGGCATAAATGAAAAAGTCATGGAAGTTCAAAATGAGATATGGCGTAATAATACGAAGGCTTATGAAGATGCTTCTAAACAACAAGCTGCACAAGATAAAATAAATGAGGCATATCAAAAAAGATTGAAATTACAGGCCGCGCAACAAAAGGCTGCTGTAGATAATGCTAAAAAACTGGCTGCTGCCGCTAAAGTATTAGATAGATCAGGCACATTACTAGATGTAGATCAGGCTCAAATTTATGCTGCCCTTCAAGGCAAAATTACTGATCAAGAAAAATTAAGATTAGATTTGCAATTAGCATTATTAACTAAGAATGCAGATGCAGCAAACACACTTAGTCAGCAATTATTGGTATCTCAATTAAACACTACAGACCTTGCTAAGACTATTGCTTCACTTCCTAAAGCCCTAAATCCATTTTCAGAATGGCCAGCATATATTCAGAATTTAATTAACATGATTGCTGGTATGAATGCCTTAATCAATCAAAATACTAATGCTGCTCAACAAGTAGCAGTTTCATTACCAAGTGCATCATCTGGTCTTGGTCAAGCAATTAATAGTGGTCAAATAGATGCAAACTTAACTAAAGATATTTTAACTGGTGCTAACCCAAATTCAGTTGCTGAAAGAGAAAGATTAGCAGCGTTGGCTTCTGGTCAATCACAATCAGATGCTGCTTCTGTGGCAAGATGGACAGGTCAAGCGATTGCTTATTTTGAATCACAATTAGCTTCTCAACAAGCTGCTGGTCAAACCATCACAGTTAATATTGATGCTTCAAGCATGATAGATCCATCTAATTTAACAAAGGTAATTCAACAAACATACATTGATTTACAAAAAGGTGGTTACTCACTAGCCCCTGGTGGCTATGGCTTTGGTGGTGGCTAATGGCAATTCCAACAGTTAATGCTTTTATTAACTTCTCGACCGGAGCAAGTTTTGGTCAAGCATTTATTATTGGTCAGGGTATTTTAGGCACAAACATTCTTGCTGATTCAGCAGCTGTAATTGTTGATGTATCAGATCAATTAGATGCAATTACAACATCTAGAGGCCGTAACGCATCCGCTGATCAATTTCAGGCTGGTACTTTAACCATGCGTATTGTTGATCAAAATGGTGATTTTAATCCACAGAATACATCTAGCCCTTATTACAATCTTTTAACTCCAATGCGTAAAGTTCAAATAACTGCTACATACGGATCTACAACCTATCCTTTGTTTTCGGGTTACATTACTGGTTACAACACAGTAACTCCTAAAAATGTGGGAGAAGTGGTCTATACCACAATAACCGCCATTGATGGAATGCGACTTCTTTCCAATGCTTTGGTTACTACAATAACTGGGGCAGTTGCAGGAGAAGATACTGGTACAAGAATTGGAAAAATTTTAGATCAAGTTGGTTGGCCAACATCTCTTAGATCAATTCAAACTGGTGGTACTACTTGTCAGGCAGATCCGGGAACTCAGCGAAGCGCTTTAACTGCAATTCAAACTGTCCAAACTACTGAGTATGGTGCTTTTTATATTGATCCTAATGGAATTGCAACTTTCAAAAATAGAAGTTATTGCACAAGTAGCCCTGCCAACACACCAGTAGTTTTTAATGACAATGGCACAAACATTTCATATTTTAATGCAATGTGGCTTCTTAATGATGCTCAGGTAGTCAATCAAGCTGCTATTACGGCTACAGGATTAGCCACCCAAACGGCTATAAGTTCATCATCCATAACCAAGTATTTTGTTCATTCTTATACTCAAAATGACCTTTTAATGCAAGACACCACTACAGCTCTTAATTACGCTTTGGCCTATGTGGCTTCCAGAGCTGAAACTACTATCCGCTGCGATGCTATGACTTTGGATCTTTACTACGCTAATTATAATTCAGGCATTATTGCTGCTTTAGATCTTGACTATTTTGACCCTATAAGTATTACAACTACCCAGCCTGCCACGGTAGGCACATCAAGCATTACCAAGAATTTGCAGGTATTTGGCGTTCAACACTCAATATCTGTGAACTCGTGGAAGACGACATTTACAACATTAGAGCCTATAATAGATGGATTAATATTGGATTCTAGTTTATATTCGTTACTAGATACCAATACACTAAGTTACTAAGGAGCACAATGGCAAAACAAACCTTCACAACTGGGCAGGTCTTAACTGCTGCTCAAATGACAAGTCTTCAACAAACCGCAATGGGTGGTGGATCACCTGTTCAGAAAACTGCTTCTTATGTATTAGTAGCAGATGATGCTGGCACAGTAATTCAAATGAATTCAGCATCATCAACAACAATTACAGTTAATACTTCATTATTTTCAGCTGGCGATTCTGTTCAGATTCAAAATATAGGTGCAGGTGTTTGCACAGTTACAGCTGGTACAGCAACTGTTACAACAGCTGGATCTTTGGCATTGACTCAATGGGAAGGTGGAACACTTTATTTCACTTCCGCAAGCGCAGCAATTTTCTTTGACATAGTTCAATCAGGTGGCATGACAAACCCAATGACTACATCAGGAGACACAATTTATGGTGGAGCTTCTGGCACACCAACTAGATTAGGTATTGGCTCAACTGGAAATGTTTTAACTGTTTCTGGTGGCATACCTAGTTGGGCTGCACCTGCTGCTGGTGGTGGAATGACTTTGTTAAACTCAGGTGGCACAGCATTATCAGGCACAACAACAACCATATCAACCATAAGTGGTTCATATAATGACTTAGTAATTTATGTTGTAGATTATTACGCATCATCTGATTTTAGTTTTTATTGTTTAATTAATGGTGATACGACAGGATCAAATTACCAATCATTTGTGAACAGAGGCACAGGTTCGACAAATAGCACTTATGTTGATAATACAACTGGTGGTGTGGATTGCAATGGATATGGAGTAAAAGGTGCAGATAATGATAATTTTACCTATATTTACATTCCAAATTATGCTAATACTGTCAGCAAAAAGGTTGTTAATGCACTTAGTGGATTTATTCAAGTAACTGCTAGTGCTAAATCAGTTTGTAATAATATGACTTACTATGCTGGTACAACAGCAGCAGTAACTTCTTTAGGCTTCAAAACAACTGTCGGAACTTGGTCTGGCGGAACTGTTTATGTATATGGGGTGAAATAATGTCTAAACCAAAAATAAGAATATATGATTGCGAAACAAATGAAACTATTGATCGTGAGATGAATAGTGATGAATTTGCCAAATATGAAACAGAGCAGTTAATAGAGGCAAAACGCAAGGCTGAAATTGACAAATTAGCATCAGCCAAATCTGCTTTACTTAAAAAACTTGGTATTACAACTGAAGAGGCGGCTTTATTAAATGCCTAATACATCACAAAAAACAGTAACAACCACAGCTACATTATTGGTAACAGCCAATAGAGCAGATCAAGTTGTTTATCTTCACTCATCATCTGGAACTATTTATTTAGGCAATTCAGATGTAACTACAGGTACTGGATACCGCATGGATAATGGCGATAAGTTAACTATGCAATTATCTGATAATGAAGCTCTTTATGGAATTGTCTCATCCGGTACTGCAACCATGATGGTAATGGCAACAATAAATTGACACCTTGGTTATGCAGGGCTGGCGTACAGCTAAGGGAGCAAATCGATGATTGGTTCCCGGATCGGGATCGTAAAAGTGATGGATGGGTGGGTGATTCTCGCCATTCCGCAAGAATCTCAGATCACAATCCAGACATCGATGGGTGTGTCCGAGCCATTGATATTGATTCTGACTTGGGTACACAAAAGGGGCTCTCGCTCTATCTTGCTGACCAGCTCAGGGATCATGCAGAAACCGATAAACGCATTTCTTACATAATTCATAAAGGTAAAATAGCAAGTCCTAAAGCAGGATGGGCATGGCGTGATTATAAAGGTATCAATATGCACGATCATCACATCCATATTAGTTTTACAAAAAAGGGCGATCAAGACAGTACCTATTTTCAGGTACCGCTAATCGGAGGAAAAATATGAAACTATCAAAGAAGTCAAAGGCTGCTCTAAAGTCTTATTTAAGAGCTGTAGCTGCATCAGGTTTAACCGTTGCTCTTGCTATTGCCGGTAATATCAAGCCTGAATATTCTGTCCTTTTAGGTGCGCTAGTAGCACCCCTTATCAAAGCCTTGGATCCTAAAGATACTGATCTAGGTGTTAATGCTGAGTAATGTCAGCAAACGAATGGGTTGGTTTAGGCGTTGGAATAAGCGCAATACTAACCAGTATATTAGTGGGTCTACGCTGGGTTATTAAATCTTATTTAGCTGAATTACGACCTAATGGTGGTTCATCAATAAAAGATCAAATCAATCGCTTGGAAAAGCGTGTCGATGATCTCTTTATTTTAATTAGTAAGTCATAATTTTAATTATGGCGAACACACGCAAGCCTTCTAAACGCAAAAAGATTAACAGGCGTATAGTTCGCCATTCTCCTGAGCCATTAAGCAAAATAGATCAGCATTACATGGCCTTGCATGAATGTTATAAAGCAGCTCGGAAAGCGGGCTTTACACCAGAACACGCCTTTTGGTTAATGACCGAGCATAAGACTTTCCCTGATTGGGTCGTAGGCGATGGTGGGATTATTCCTTCCATAGATCCAACTGACGATGAGGAAGAATAATTAAGCGAATCGCTTTTATAAGTGATCTTCAAGTCCCATTTTTTAACGAGCAAGCAACCAAGTCCGTAGGCCGATTCCTGGCTAAATGGAAACCTCACCGCACTATTTGTATTGGTGATGAGATCGACCTGCCCCAATTAGGGGGTTTTAATGCAGGCACGATTGATGAAATGGTTGGCAACATTCACGAAGATCGAGTGCTAACTCAGGAAGTATTAAGTTACCTGGGAATAACAGATGTGCTCGGTAGCAATCATGGTATTAGACTTTATCGATCTATTAAAAAAAGACTTCCTAGCTTCTTAAATTTGCCTGAAATGCAATATGAGAAGTTTTTAGGATATGACAAGCTACAGATTAAATTTCATCCTTACGGATTAGACTGGGCACCAGGTTGGACAGCTGTGCATGGTGATGCTTTTCCGCTAAGCCAAGTACCTGGACAAACCGCCTTAAATGGGGCTAGAAGACTTGGCAAAAGTGTTGTATGTGGACACACCCATAGATTGGGTCAATCAGCCTTCACAGAGGCTTCTAGAGGCCAATTAGGCCGTACTGTATGGGGTGTAGAGGTTGGCAATTTAGTAGATTTAAGTAGTTCAGGCATGGCATACACTAGAGGATACGCAAACTGGCAAACTGGTTTTGCTGTAGCTTATGTAAAAGAGCGTAAAGTTCAAGTTGTAACCATACCTATCAATGCCGATGGCAGTTTTATATTTGAAGGTAAGGTTTATGGGGCTTGAAACCGACTATAGGGATCGTACGATTGATGATCATATCGATCAATTTGAGGATATTGGCGTTATCTAATCGTTATAAGACACGCCAAAAATAATTAACCGAAGGTCGTTGCTTTAGGTCATACTTTATGTATCTGCACAGGGCGTGTGGATAGTAAAGGGCTAACATGACACTAAAAGAAGCTGGCCTATGGTGGGTAGCAACTATGGTTGCAATCATCTGGGCTTATGGCGTATTACAAAATGCAAAACAAACACATTACTGGCGCGGCCGCAAAGATGGCTGGGATATGCACCGCCGGATGATCGAGAATAAAACAAATGCCAACAACAACTGAGCAGTTGTTTAATAATGCAACCAACCTTGTCCACGAACGCGGTGTCGTGTATGGCCACGCAATCTATAACATGGAACGAATCGCAAAATCTGTTAGTGCATACATTGACTTTCCGATCATGCCTCACGACATTCCAATTATCAATGTTTTACAAAAGATCTCACGGTTGGCAGAAACTCCTGGACACGAAGACAGTAT